CCTTTCCTGCGGGGTTATTTTATTTATCGGTGGAGTAGAAGCCACTTCCCTTGAAGTGGGCAGGAGGGGACTCCCACTTTCGGTTCAGTGTGGATGAGCACTGGGGACATTCATACTCCACTTCGATGTCGTGGATGCTGCGGATAACGAGGAGGACGTTGCCGCAAGCGGGACATTCATATTCATATTTCATAGCGGTAAACCATAGTCAAGGTGGAGGAATCCGACAAGTTTCATAATCTTACGAGTGTCAGTAAACTCTGTGGTTGCTGGCATACGACGCTCAGACCACGATGGTTCAGGCACTCGTGATAAATCAAAAGCCCAGATACCTTCTGGTGTAGAGTTGATGTAGTACGGGGTGAGATGACCTGCTTGGTTGATAAGTCTGCGATACTTCATCTCTTCAATAAGTAAGTCGGGATAATGTGTATGCCTACACTTGAGTTCGATGTATAACTTCTTATCTTCGGAGATACAGTCGAAGGAATCGTAAGCGCCTTCACTCTTTTCAAGGTCGGGGAAGTGAGAGCCTTTGAGATAGTCAAAGAGTTGAGCTTCTTTCACTGGTACGGACTCTCCCCTCCGAGATTATTCTGTAATTTACGCAGAGCGTTCTGGCATCTGCGATCAGCGGTGGAGATAGCGCACTCTAAGTATGAGGCTAACTCTTGGAGTGTAAGGTTCTCGTGGTATCTCTTGATGAGGATATCTTTGTCGATGATGTCGAGCTTGAGGTATGCCTTCTTGATGTCGATAAGTGTGGCGAGCAGGTTGCCGCCTTCAGCAGGAGCAGACTGCTTCTTTGGTTGCCCATCATTGATAAGGTTCTGTGCCTGTTCTAATACTGTGTTATCTACTACCGATGCTATGACGTGGGGTAAGAGCTGGGCGATAACGACAGTATCGTAGAAAGCTTCGTCTCCTGGTTTATATCCTGTGCGTACAGCTTTCTCTTTGCGGGCATAGCGTTCAGCACTGCGCTTCATCTGCCACGCGATACGCTTCTCATTGATGACTCGCTGGACTGTGGACTCTTCATTGAGTAGTCCGTCTAGATGAGTTGCTCTAGATAAGTACCACGAGTAGCACTCTTGGATAATATCTTCTCGATCTACATACCCACGAAACCTACGTACAATAACGTTGGCTACGCTGGCTGTGATGTCAGGGATTGCTGGATGTAGTTCGCTCATTGGCTCTCTTATTCATCTCATCAACGTAACGGGCAGCCTTTAGTCTCTTCGCTTCTTCTATTTTCTTACGGCGTAGCGCCGCCTTGTACCACGAATACTTCTTAGTCATTGAGTTCCTTCCTGATAGCCTGAACAGTTGGGCAAGGATAGTAACGCCTTAGAAGGTCACAACCTTCACAATATGGAGTACCCTCTATTGGCTTATGTAATTCCACTACCGCACGAAGGGCATTGAGTCCAACAGGAAAATTGCCACCAGCATCCGCATAATCAGTTGCTAATTCCGCGTTTATTTTTGCCAGTAATTCTTCGTGTGTCATTCGGGTAACTCAGGCCATTTCTTATCGAGTACCATAATTGCTATGGCTGAGTAGTTCAATAAATCTATGAAGGAGTCTCGGAGGGATTCGTTTGAGGGAGATACTCTGCTATCAAGGAGGTTATTGATGCGAGCCACCTTGTCCCACATTCGCACTCTAAGTCCGTTGAGTGCTCCACCTGGACTGTGAGCGATGTTCTTCGGGCCGTAATCACTATGCTTGCGGATGAGCAGATTTCCAGCGGAGTCCAAGATGGACCAGACATCTCGAATGAAGTCATCATCTATTTTCTTACGGGCATCGGCTGACAAGTTATAGTCCCAGCCTTGTAATCTATCGAAACTATTATCATCCCCATATCCATCAATAATCTGGCTGCCTCTTGGAGATCCTTTTTCTTGCTCATTCATCTCGCTCCTCCTAATAGGGTTGATAATTCTTCGGGTCCATTCTGTAGATAAAACTCATTGATATCCATACCTAGTGGTAATTGTACTATCCGCGAGTTGATTACTTCACTCGCCACGCGCTTAGAAAACTCTGCTCCTGGATTAGTTCCATCCTCTTTCAAGTCGTTATCTCCTACGACATAGACGGTATCAAAGCCTGTCAATAACTTGGAATAGTAAGGCTTCCACGCAGCAACCCCAGGAACTCCTACTGCTGGTATGCCTAAGATCCCTGAGATAATGACAGTATCTAACTCACCCTCACAGACTACGATATGAGATGAGTCTACTGCCACATCTGAGACGTTATATAGGTGTAGTTTCTGACCTGTGGGTTGTCCATACTTAGGCTTGCCGTCATCTAATCTTCTAAACTTTACACTCGTTGCGATACCCAAGGCAGTGACATAAGGTATCGATAGCCAACCCTCAAACTGCTCGTGACCAACGGCAGGATCAACAACAGTTCCTAGCATAAACTGCTGTGCTACCTCTTTAGATATTCCACGTCCTTCGAGATAGGCTACGGTTGCCTCGTCTATGTTTTGACTGTAACGTGTGACCGCTTCCAGTAACAATTTCGACTGCTCGTTCGACTGCATCTTTATACTCCAGATTCTCCTTCTCCATCACAATAGCGACGGATGACCCACCCTTACCACACGTATGACAGTAGTATAAATTGTCGTACGTATTCATTACTGCACTGCGCCGTGAGTCATCGTGGATACAACACTTGACACTAGCGCTCTTTCCCTCTTTCACTTCTCCACCATAGAAAGAGACGATGACTGCTACGGGGATTGAGTTCGCATCTGCGGTACCTTTGATCCGCTTTTTACGTACCACCCTTGACCAGTCTTGTGTAGACATCCACAGTCTCCCTTACAGTAGCCGTGTAATTCTTCTGACTTCTCATAGTTACCTTGTGAGTTGAAGTCACCGCCCACTTTACAGTTGTCGCAGATCATTCTTCACGCTCTTCTTCCTTCTCTTCTACCTCAGTAGGTTCCTCTGGTAGTGGTACTTCTTCTGCTTCACCAGTCCATATTTTGCTGGTGGTGATAAAGCCCTCTGGTACTGGCATCACTTACTCCGATCTTGTAACCATTGATCTAGGTCTTGGATAACCCAAGCCTTCTCAACTGAATGTTGTCTGCGTTTGACTATAACGAAGGCAGGAGGTTCAACCACTAACCCCCGCGCCTTCGCATAGTTCTTTGCTTCTACCTGTGCTTCGTCCCAGAAGGCAGGAAGATTCATTGTCTTACGATTCTTACACTCCAGAATATAGGTCTGACCTGCGATTATGGTAACAATATCGCCTTCGTCATTAGCGCCAGCCTTAGCCAAACGCTCGGCAAAGTGACCAAGTTTGCGTAGATATTTCATAACATCTGTCTCAAACTTAGAACCCTTGGCCTTGTTATACGAACTCAATGTGTCACCTGTAAGTTGGAATGTAGATAGGCCCGTCCTTGTGCATCAGAGTCACCGATCTGACACGCACCAAAGTTTGTAAATAGTGTTGCCCACCGTGAAGCATCAGCATAGTGAGGTCCAAAGCGATTCTTCACGGCGGCAACCCGAAGCATTCCTTGGGAGGGGTCGTAACCAAGGGTCAGAATGATGGCAGGTAGTTGACTTACCTTACCGTGTATAGCACGACGAGGAGGGGGCATCGTGGGAGATCCATACTCACTCTGCTCTGATACGTGATGAAGCACTAGCACACAGGCTTCGGTCTTGCGTGCCATATCGTGTAACTCCATCATAATAGATCGTAGTCCAGCCCATTCATTATCTGATTCGGCTGCTACATTCATCAAGTTATCTATCACTATAAGTTCAGGTGCAATTCCATACAGTTCGATATACGCCTTTATCTCCATCTCGATATCATCGAGTGACGGACTGGAGTCAAAGACCCACTGGATGTTCTGCATCTTAGAAAGGTAATCCTGATAGTGACGTGGATTATTTTGTAAGTTAGTTTCAACTGTCAGTTGTGAATGACCTGACAGATGAGCAGCAGTTCTAATCATCACGGTAGATGTATCAGTATCTGCTGAAAAGAAAAGCGTAGGTATGTTCGCCTTGATCGCGTATACTAAAGCGAACATTGACTTGCCTGCATTGGGTGCTGCTGCAACCATACAGACTTGTCCTCGTCTGAACCTAACGTTCAGATCGGTAGAGACAAGAGACTTCCATACATCGGGCAGAGGCGTAGCCTTGACGTTCGTAGTTTGCCACGCTCGTGAAAGTCTAAGCACTTCTCTCCTGTCTTACTACTATGTTTCTTTGCCTTCTTATTTGCTTCCTTTGGAACTCCGAAAGGCCACCCCAGATTCCGTAAGTTTCGTTACGGATACCCCACTCTGCACACTCACTTTGATGGATACACTGACCACATATACTTCGAGCGTATACGGCTTCGGGTGTAGCGCCAAGTCCTGGTTCTGGAAACCAGAAGTCACCGCCTGATTGAGCGCAGAGAGGATTCTCGTATTCACGAGGCTCTCGCATTGGGTCATCGAACCCAGATTGCGTCGCACTTGTCTGGCGCACCCTTAGGGGCAGCACACATCCAAGCACGCCAAGGACCCTTGGCTCCAGTTCCAGTTCTATACTGCATCTGACCGTGCTTACATTCAGGAGTCTGACCTTCAACTACCTGTGGTTTTGCTGCGGGTGCAGCAGGACTTGATACGGGCGCAGCAGTTCGAGCGCCTGAGAATGATTGGCTAACGCTTCCAATAAGGGCGGAAAAGTCCTGCGCTGCAGTGAGCAACGATTCCAATTCCTCCTTTGTTGAAGCGTAGAGATTGATCAGCGTTCCATCGGGTGACTTGAAGTTCACTTGGAACTTTGTTGATTCGTTTGCAGCCACTATTTACCTCCAGTATGTTTGATGCTAAGACGAAGAGACTCTTTCCCTTCGGTTGTAGGAACGTAGCCTAGAAGTTCTTGGACTACTTCCTT